CGATGGTTGCCGGGTCGCGCGTCGCGTCCTTGAAGCCGTGGCCGGTCATGGGCCGCTTGTGTTCGTTGCAAGGAAACACGGGCAGGCCCATTTCCTGCGCCAGCCATTGCGCGGACGCGGCTAGGGTCATGCAAAAAAGCCCTTGACAGTAAGGCCCAATGGGCCTATATAGGTTTCATGTTCAATCCCATCACCCGCCCCGCCCTTCCCGCCGATGCACTCGGCTTCATCAGCCGCCGCGATGACCGGCCAGAACGCTTGGCGCTGTTCAAGGCCGATGGCAGCCTGTCCAATACGTTCGCCTTTGATCAGGATATGGCTGACGTTGCGGAGATATTGCTGAAGGCTGGCCTCATCATGGATGATGCGGGTGTCGTTCGGTATAACGGCAGTGTTGGCCGCTGACTTCAAAGCGGCAATCGCCGCCCTTGGCCTATCGCAGCGCGCAGCCGCCAAAGCGCTTGAGGTGGACGAGCGCACGGTTCGGAAATGGGCGCTCGGTGAACGCGCCGTGCCTGGCCCGGTTAAGGTGGCGTTACGCTGCATGGCTGCGCTCCGCAGTCCGCGCGATGGAAAGCAATAAATCGCGGAATAACAGCGGCGTAGCGTTGCGCTTAGCTTTCTTGTCCTTTCCGCCAATCATGCTGACAATGCCCTTGCGGCGGGCGTATTCGTAGCCGTGCCGCTCAACCATCTTCGGGTCTAAGCGTTGATCTCCCTGGCCCCACCGCAACGCCGGCAGCTTTTGAACGGGTATGTTAGCATAGAGCCAGGTCGGCTTGCGCGCCGGATGGCCATAGAAACCCTGCTCGACGTAACAAGTCCAGCCGTGCGCCCAATGTGCTGCATGCCAACCGCCTTGTCTTGGTGGCGGAAGTAGGCCATGCGCCTTCCACGCTTTGCTGTCGGCTGGATGCTCCAAAACGCCGCCATACCTGTGCACCGCTAGTAGTGCCGCGGCAAAGCATCCGCCATCGTCGCCGAGCTCAAATTGGTGCGGTTTGCGCGGACTGCCATGCCAGAACCGCCCCCACCGCTCGCACGGCGGATGCGCGACAACCGGCCAAGGGCCATCGTAAAGACGCGCATCGCGTGTTGCGTCCCAGGGGTCAACATCCGGCAGCCCAAAATATGCGCCACCTGGTTCGACATATAGCGCGGCTATCACTTCGTCTTAGCCTCCCACCGCTCCCAAACCTGGCAATTCGCGCCGCAATCAGGGTCGCCGATGTCCACCAATGTTTTCCCCGAAAGTCTAAAATTCATGCTGATCGGCATCTTGGGCAATTCCAGCCTTCCCACCGGCCATAGGCAGCGGCGCCCATGGTAAGTTTGCGCGTAACGGCGATCAAGCTCCTCCGCCTCAGCGTGTTTGCATGTGCGGCAGTTCTGCCTCTCGCGCCAAGTGATCATTGCTACTCCTCCCAAACAACACACGCGGGGACGCCGCCTAGCTTCTTACACGCCGCTTCTGCTGACGCCTTTTCCGTAAAAACGACATCGCTGAACACGCACGGAAATCCATTGCTGTTCCAGACCCGCACCCACCCCTCCCGCTTTACCGGGACGTTGCGGATTTGATAGGTGGTTTCCCAAGGCGTACCATCCTGCTTAAACCACGCAATATATGACATGATCGGATCACGCCCCGCCCCCGGTCGCTCGATTTGCGCCACATAAAGTTTCGAAAATCTGCTTTTGTAATCTGTGGAGATCACTTTTGCGGGCCATCCTTCAAGTGTCTCAATCGGCTTGTCCCAGTCAATCATTTTCTGTTCTCCTTCATCGTGTGTAGTAACTCCTTTAGATGTTCCCGAGCGTGGTTCGGGTAGCCGCGCTCAAGAAACCACAAAATGCTGCCCAATTTTTCCACCACGCGGGCGCGCTGCTCCAGCAGCGCCAGCATGTCTTCCTTCGCCACCATCATCACGCCAGACCCTTCGCCCGTGATGGCTTTCAATTCGGCAAGGGTCATGAGGCTGCCTGGAACAACCCAACGGCATTATCATCCCGTCTGTCCTGATCAATTTCACTAATGTTCTTTACAGCTTGACGAAAATAGCTTTCCTTCAATTCAACGCCTATCGCGCGCCGCCCCTGATAAAGCGCGCCATAGGCTTCCGAACCAACGCCCATAAATGGTGTTAAAACCACGTCGGAAGGATTGCTCCAAAGTTGAACAGCCCTATGGATAACGTCAAGCTGCAATGGGTGAACGTGCTTCTCGTCATCAGGATCACGAGCATCCTTGTATGACAAAATTGCCTTGCATTTTCGCCCATCGCCAGATGATTGCGAATTTGCAGTCCGAATGTCCATCCAAACCGACGACGCATATTGACGCCAAATCCAATGGCTAAACTTGTTTTTGGATTGTTCCGGCTCATCCTTGTATTGCCACAACTCTGCGGGGATCTGATTAGCCCCATAATATTCTTTCAGCCCGCCGCCCTCATGCATAATGGCGGTTTCATTTTCGCCGCGCTTGCGAAAAATCAAGAGATAGTCAGCCGCCGCAATAGTCGCGCCTGCGCTATCTTTCACAAGAGCCTTGTGCTGAAGATGCTTCAATCGCGTTCTGACGGCAACCGCCAAGGGTTCCTTCCAAATGCAAATGCGACCCTGAAAATCAAATCCATGATTTGCGTGAAGGTCAATCAATCGCCCCGGCAAGTCATGATACCCTGTTTTCTGTCCTGGATTTGGAATGTCCATGCAATGCACCGCATTGATGCGGCCAGGCTTAGTAACCCTTGCGAGCTGGCGCACAAGAAATTCATAATGAGAGTAAAACCCCTCATATGTCGCATTATTGCTCATGTCGCGGTCATCGCTGCTATAGTTATACAGACCGCAGAATGGCGGAGAATAAACCGAAAGCCCAATAGAATTTACGGGCAAATCGGAAATCACCTCTACGCAATCGCCATTGTATAAGGCGTATTGCTCAGTGATCACTTGATTGATTAGAGCCATGACGGGTTCCTCTGCTGGTTGTTGTGTTCCTTGAATCTTTCAAGGCTCATCGCGTCGCGCATGTGATCAACCATAACGCGAAACATTTTATCGGTAGCTTCGGCCTTTTCTTTTCTGCTGGCGGCAACGCCTCTGAGGCTTTCCGTGCTAATGTTGTGAATGGTCACTATTTGCTTTTGACCAAAGCGCCACATTCGCCGCACAGCCTGATAATACTGCTCGAAGCTGTAGTCTGTAAAATAGGTGGCGACTGAGGCATGTTGCCAGTTTACCCCAAGCGCTGCAATTTTCGGTTTCGTAACAAGATGACGAATTTGGCCAGATCGAAAAGCTTTGAACTTTTCCTCTTTTTCGTCATCGCTATCGCTGCCAGACAGATTAACCGATCCGCGCACCATGTCGCAAATCGTGTTAGCTTCTTCATTGAGATGACACCACGAAACACCGCAACTTGACGAAGCTAAAATTTCTGCGGCTTTCTCGCAGCGTTGTTTAACAGTCGCTTTGCGCTCCTCGCGTTGTTCCGTCAACCCCTTAGCAGGAACAGGAAACAACATGCCTTGCAATGGCGGGCTTTTAATCTCGTGATCAATCTCAATCAATGCTGGCAAAATCCAATCGCGATCCTCAAAACCTAAATCTGATGGCTTACGAATGGCTCGCGCCCATGAAGCAACCCAACGCCAAAAGTCGCGCTCCCCATGGGGCTTAAAACGCCACTTCGACCCAATAAAGCCGGGGTGTAAGCTATCCTCATCATTTTTGAAAAACTGACCAAGCATATCCATATAGCCAAGATAACCAAGCGCTTCAGAAGACGTTCCAAGTTCAATGTAATCGTTCGGGCTTGGCGTCGCCGTGAACATGCCACGATAACGGCAGCGTCGCATAAATTCAGTGATCTGCGCCTTGAATGCGCCGTCAAAATTTTTGAGGATGCTGCTTTCATCGCAAATAACCCCACCAAAGGCATCAGGGTCAAAATGTTTCAATCGTTCGTAATTCGTGGTTATGATGCCGGCGCCGTAAGGGATTTTTCCGTCAATAGATCGAAAAGCGCGCATCCCAAACTTTTCAGCCTCCTCTACTGTTTGAGAGGAAACTGAAAGCGGCGCCATAATCAATACCGGCTTGTTGGTGTGGCGATGCACGTTTTCAGCAAAAACGAGTTGCATTAATGTCTTGCCCAATCCGCAATCCGCAAAGGTCGCAGCACGGCCTTGATGGCAAGCCCAATCAATGAGAAAGTTTTGAAAGTCATAAGCATGAGGATTTTCATAGGTTGCCTTAAACCCATGCTGTCCACCAATTTGCGATTTCTGGATCACAAATTCTTTATAGTTGCGGAAATCCAACATCATCTTTTCTCCCTTCTTATCATTTCACCGGCTTGCAATAAAGCGCGATGGCAACAGGATCGTTGCTGCCCGTCATAAACGGCCCGATGTATCGCTGGCACACCATGTCCGCGACAATAACAACGGCGACAATCGCGACAATCGCGCCAATCACCGAGATCGCGGCAAGCGCGGTCAGAACCTTATCTTTCAGTTTTGCTTTCATTTCACTGTCCATCCCCATGCTTGCAGTGCTTCCACCGCCTCATCCTGTGATCGCACCACTGCCACATTTTGTTTCATGCGGCAAAGCGCATTTTGAATATCGGCCTGGCGTTGCCAATGCAGCCGCTCTTTCTCATTGCGCGGTTTTGCGTTTGGCGTCTTGACTTCCAAAAACCCGACGCGCCCATCGCTTGAAATCACCGTCAGATCAGGAAAGCCAGCAATGGTGCCT